CCCACACACCGGTCGTGAAGAAGTCGGAAGCGAACTGGCGCTCCAACTTGAGCAACGCCTGCTGTGACAGGAACTCGGTGGCCTCACGGTCAACGTCGAGGGCGTCGTCAGCGTTGGCACGCAGATCGTCCTCAACGTCCTTGTGAAGCGCGTACTTCTCGCACAGGTACGAATCGGAGGACAGGGTGTAGCCCGACCCGGCTGATTCGGTGCCGGAGGTGCGGCGTTGCATCTCGATGCGCTGCCAATCGTTCTTCGGGTACACGAAATACTTGTCCGACTGCTTGTCCACGGGGATGACCGGGAACACGCTTGTTGCGATGAAACCGGCCGCGTCCTGCATTGAGGCGACGGACAGGTTCGATAGTGGCGCGTCGAGGTGCGCGGCCGATGCTGTTGGCTGAGGCATGTTCTGCGTCTCCCTTTAGTTATGCGCCGCGTGCTGCGGGGCAGTTGACAATCGCGGTGCCGTATTCACCGGCAACACCAGTGGCGGCAATGACTGAACCGATGATCCGTTTGGTGGTGTCGGTTCCCGCGACGTAGACGGCGAGTTGGCCGTCAGCGGCGGTACCGATCTGGTTCCCGACAACGAGCGCCGAGTCACCGTTGACCTTCGTGACACCGGCGAACGCGACAATCGCTTCCGAACCGGACGCGGGGGCGTTCTGCAAAATACCAATCGGAATGTCGGTTGTGGCCGCGCACACCACGACTTGGCCTTCGGTGGAATCGAGCTTGACCGCGTAGTACTGCTTCGCGGACAGGTCGGCACCAGCCACAAACGTGAGGCGTTGCTGTGAGGATTCGTATGCCATTGGGGTTAGCCCTTCGCTTCGGTTAGGTGCTGCTTGTACAGGTCGCGTCCCGCGGGGGTGTCGAGAACACCGGCGTACGCCTTAGCAACAGTAATGTTCTCGCTGTTGGCGCGTGCCTTGGCGAGTGCATCCAACTGCGCGGATGCGCCCCCGGTTGGGGCCGGTGCGGTCGCCTTCCCCAGTTCGTCGAACAGCCCAGCCGACTCGACTTGACCGTTCACAGTCGTCAGCATGGCCTCAACGGCTTTCGCCAGTTCCGGTGCCTCGTTGCGGGCGGTGCGGAGGATGGCCGCGGCGTCGTCGCCGAGGTTGAGCCGGTCCAGTGACTTCACAAACGTGCCTGCTGCCGCCACTTGTTCCTCATCGGCCTTGGCCTTGAGGGTGGTTTCGGCCTTCGCGACTCGTTCTTGAAGTTCCTGGAACGCTTTAGCTAACGGCTCAGGTGCCGCTTTGGCGAGGTCGTCCACGGACGCCTCAACCTCCGGCATGGCCTCGTGCTCGGCTGTAAGCTCGTCGATTTTGGAATGCAACTCGGCGACTTTGGCTTCCAGTTGGGCGATGGTTTCTTCGGGCGTCGCGGCTTTCTCCTCGTCGGAGGCTGCGACCTGTTCTTCTTCGTATGGCTGGTTCACGCTTGTCTCCTTGTCGCTGGCTTTCATAACGATCCAGCCGTTGTCGAGGTGGGCGGGGAAGTCGACACCGGAAGTTTCTTCGACGTCGAGGGCAACCAGTTTCGCCACGTTTTCCCGCCTTCCGTTTGCGTTCGACACTGAGCGTATCTGCCCGTGGCAAGGTTTGCTTGCAAACAAGCCCCAACCCGGTCAGAACGTTTATTCCTTTTCTTGGCTATTCGAGTTCTGCTCCTGCTCGGTGTCGACCCGCCACGCCGTCCCACCAATCGACAGGCCGCGTAGTTTCCCCTGGATCACCAGATCCCACGCCCACTCACACCACACCACACCGAGGAACACGGTTCCCGCCGGGTACGCCTTGTCCACGATGTCGCCCGTGTCCGGGTCGGTCTTGGGTGCGGTGACCTCGAACGGCCACGAAATGATCTCCACCCATTCCCCGGCCACGATGTCGGTGTTGTGCTGCAACCTGATCGCCCGGTCACCGTTGCGCACATACCGCCACGCGGCCTGCTGCAACTCGTCGGGGTCGGTCCATTCGCCGTGGGCGTCAGTCTGGTCGGGGATGTACCAGGCGGACAGGGTGTACCGCTTCGCGTCCACAGACTTCGCCATCCCGAGGTCCGTTTCCTGCTCCGTGTCGCGCTGCGCGGGCACAACAATCATCTGACCCGACTCGGTGAGCGTCAACGTTTCACCGTCGCCCACCGTCACTTCCTGCCCGTTGATCACAACGGTCCGGGACGTGTCGCCGCCCGTCTCCGAGTGGTGCTCCATTTTGAGTGCCACATCCCCAGACCATGACGGGGGGCAGGTGACGGGGAGGCCGCGGCGTCTCAGTTCGTGGCGTGCCGCGGCGTGGGCGAGGGTCGCGTTAGCGTCCCGGTGCTGGTGGGTGGCCTGGTGCCATTTGTGCAAGTCGTCGGGGGTGCGGTCACGCAGGTCAATGGTGGTCATCGCATGTCCCGTTCCACTTGGGCCAGGATGCCGGTCAACGTCTGCCAGTGCTCCGGGCCGAGAAGGTCTTGTAGCGCCGCGAACGATTCTGCGTCAGCGACCAGCATCCGGAGGTCCGGGTGCATGTTGACGAACCGTGCCCCGGCCCGTGACTCGTTGGGTGTCATCGTGGTGTCACCGTTGCCCCTCTGTTCAACACAATCCAGTAGTCGCCGGTGTGTTTAGGTTGCGCCACCTTGATCGCATCATACCCGTTCTCAACAAAGAAGTGCATGTTCGAATGGTAGCCCGAGTTCGCTTCCTGATACTTCTCCAACTTCAACCGCGACGCCCCATCCCACCAGTCAAACACCTTCGCATCCTTCTTCATCTTCACCGAGTACGTGGCACCGTTATCGCCCGCGTACCTCTGGGCCAGTGACTCCTTCGCGCCGAAATACGTGCCGTTGGAGTGGATGCCTTCCCCCACATACCGCTCCCCCGTTTTCCACGACTCAATGATCGCGCCCGGGCTTTTGCCCCTAACCGACTCCTGCACCCCCCGGTGTAGGACAGTTCCCTCCAACTGGTCGAACTCGGACCGGGCAACGAGTTGGGTGGGCCGCGAGTAGCCCGCCTGGTCGAACAGGAGCGAGTCGTATTTGTGGCCGCGCTCCCCGTTGATCGGGTTCATGAGCTTGTCGTAGTCCCCCCACTTTTCTTGGTCGAGGCGCTCCATTTCCCTCATCGACGGCACCTCGTACTCCTCGACCGGGGGCTTCCCATCCTTGTTCGGGTTGTCAACGTAGCCGATAGTGCAACGGCAGTTCGGGTGAGCCGTGGGTGCCATGTCCCCGGTGTGGAACTCCTGACCGATCGGGACCATTTCCCCGTTCAGTTCCTCACAGATCGGGCACGGGTCAGCGGCGATCCACATTTTGTGTGCGTCCTGCGGGAGCAGGCCCGCATCTTGCGCCTGGAGGAGGGACTGCAACAAGCCCTCGTTACCGGCGTTCACCATTTCCGTTCTGGCGATCGTTGTCGCCCTCGCGCGGACGGCGCGTTCGGTGGCTTTCTCCGCAATGCTCATGGCTTTCGCGTCGGCGGCGTAACGGGACAGGCCCGACGCAACAAACGCGTCTCGGTTCACCCCAATCGCTTTCTCAATCGCGGCCGTGGCGGCAGGGTTTGGGCCGACGACGGTTCGGAGCACTTTCGCCGTGTCCGACCATGACACGTTGTTCGTGTACGCGCGCACAATGATGTCCCGCACGCTTTGCCGGGTTGAGGCCGTGATCCCCCGGACAAGGTTTGCTGAATGCTGCCGCGCCCATGCGGCCATGCGCGGGTCAACCCGGTCCAGCCGCCAGGCGGCGTTGAACTGGTCCACGGTGATGCGCCCAGCAGGTCGTCGTGCCTTCCCGAAACGGGTCAGGGTGTGGGCTTCGGCGGTGGCTGAGGCAACCACCTGGGCGTGCAGTTCGGTTTCGTACACGCGTTCGAGGGTGAGGGTGAACCCGTGCCAGTCGTACGACCCGGCGGCCTGGTCGGTGTCGCGTGCATCCAACGCCGCGACCCCGGACGGCGGGAACGAGGCAGCGAGCTTTTTACACGCGTCGCGGAACTCGCGTTTCAGGCGGGATTCTCGGGTCACGGTTCCGGGCCTGGTTCGGGTTCGGGTGCCGGTTCTGGTTCTGGTTCTTCGGGTAGGCCGAGGTCGCCCCGGTTTGCTTCTTCCTGCGGTGGCAGGCCGAGGATGTCGCGGAGCACGCCCTCAAGGTTGTCGTCGGGTGTGATCGCGCCGACGGCAGCCAACTGGTGCACGGCTGCGGCGATCCCGGCCACATCGGTCGGGTTCACGTCCCCGTACGTGAGGCTGGGCGCCATCGACCGTTCGATACCGTTCAGGGTGCACAGTTGCGGGATCGCGTTGGTGGTGACTGTTTCGGCGATGGAGCAGGCGATCGCGTCGACGGCCATTGTCCACAGGTCAATCTTTGACACGCTGAGGGCTTTACTGCCGACGGCCTCATGGCCCAACAGTAGGAAGTCCATGAGGACGGACATGGCTATGCGCTGCTCATAGCGGGTGATGATTTTGTCGGTGTCGAAGTTGCGTGCCCCACCGGAGTTGAGGAGCTGGAAGTCGACGGTCTTGACCATGCGCGCATTCTCGGCGTCGATGACGGCGGGGAGCACGATGCCTTCCTGCTCGTTCCGTTTCACGTTTTTCACAATGTCTTTCACCGATGCCAACGCCGCGACCTCGGATGCGGTGGCGGTGTCCATCAGCCATTCTTGGGGAACCCACGCGACGGGTAGCCCCGCGAGGTCACGCTCAACACCGACGGCCTCGATTTCTTGCATCCTTTTCTGCAAGTACCAGGACGGTGCACCGTTGCGGAGTAGGGACCGGCCTTCCGGATTCGTTTTCGTGGATGTTGTTTTGAACAGGAGCGCCTTCGTGAGGGGAATGGTGACGGCGCCGCGCCGCCCGGCGTACGGGTCCATCTGGGTCATGCCCAGGACGTCGCCGGTGACGTCGTCGATGTCCCATTGCAACAGGGTGTCTTGGGCTCGTGGCGCCCACTTCCTCCACCCAATCCGCCCGTCCGTGAACTTGGACCGTTTCGTTGGGTCGGCGGTCGGGCCTAGGCGCTGCTTGAACACTGTCTCGGTCAACGACCAGCCGTAGGTGAACATGGTGCAAATCTCGGACAGGGTGGAATTCCACGACTGCTCCATGTCGTTCCGGCAGGAGTCCACGAACACGGCCACGTCGAGGGCGGCGTCGTCGTCGCCGGTTTCCTCCGCGGGGTCCACGCGCCACTCCAGGTTGAGAATGATTTTCTCGAACGCGAACAGGATCGCCCCGGCAATCGGGGAGTTGTCGGCCATTTCTTTCAGGAACCGGCGCCCCTGGTCCCCGCGGAGCATGGGCAGGAACTCCTCGTCGATCAGCCCCCCGGATTGTTTCAGCCCGCTTGATCCGAGTTCTGTCCAGTGTGAACGTGGTTTCTTGTGCCTTGGATCAGCCATGCGGTCGCTCCTTCGCCCCGGGTGTTTTCGTGTTGCCCGGAGTCTAGCCGTGAAACGGGCCGGGTGCTGTCACGCGCGCGTGACCGGCTGCGATACGTGCGTTATCGTTTCCGTTTTCGTAGACGATCCATGAGCCGGTGCGGGTTGGGCCACCGGATCGCCGGGTTGTTGGGGTCACCGTAGCCGACGTGTTCCCCGGGGTGGCCGGTGTTCAGCCAGCACTGGTACGGGTCGTGTTCCGCCGGGCACCTCACGTGACACCTTCGGGTAGCGGGTAGCGGATTGTGTGGAGGACGAACAGTCCGGCGAGGTTCGGGTCGTTGCGCATCAGCAGGCGCGCGTAGTACGGTTTATGGTTGTTCGCTACTTTGAAGTCGGGGTCGGTGGTTTCCACTGCCGTGTACCAGCGGAACCGTTCCAGCAGCATCGCGATCCCGATATGGTCACGGGCCGCGGCGCGGGCTTCCAGGGCGTAGGCGTGCAGTTTCGCGTACACGCCCGGGTTCGCCTGGTGGAAGGCAACAAACTTATCGGCTGCGTTCATGCGATCAGCGCCAGGGCGGTTCATGGTGTCCGCTTCCACAGTTCAATCATCGCGGTTTCGGCGTCCTCCCGGGCGGACTGCTCCCGGGTGAGGTCGTGGTACAGGTTCCACTTGTCGTCGCGTAGTTCCATGACGAGCGCTGCTAGTTCCCTGATCTGGTCTGCTTGGGTTTCACGCCGGTTGCGGCGTTCGCGGGCCAAATGCTCCCACCCGTCGAAGCCTGCCAGGATGAACGCGACGAGGAGGGAACCGAACAGGACCACGGCGATAATGGCGGCCATTAGAACGGTGCCTCAACGGCTGGGCCGGACTGCCACGGGTCGTTGGCTGGTTTCCCGGTGGGGCGTTCGGTGCGGTTCTTCTGCCACTTGGACCGTTTCAGGTCAGCGCCGACCGTGTACGCGGTCACTTTCAGGGAGGTGCGTTTCTCCCCCGAGTTGGTTTCGTATTCTTCCATGTACTCGCGGCCACTCAAAATAACCTGGTCCCCTTTACGAACAGACTCGGTGACGTTCTCAGCGAGCCCGTCCCAGCAGGTGACACGGCGCCACGTTGTCTCCGTCTCGTTCCAGTTCCCCGCATCGTCCTTGTGGTTGCGGGACGACACGACCGGGAATGAGCAGACGGGTTTACCCGCGGCCGTGTACTTGAGTTCCGGGTCTGCCCCTAGGCGGCCTTCGATGGTTACAGTTGTCATTGTTTTTTCCTTCTCCGTTTCAGTGGTTGGCGTACAGGTTTACCGGCACGCCACACGAGGCCGGACGCGATCCCGGTGAACGAGGCGTGTTTGGCGGGGCCAAGAATGACGGTCGCGCATGAGGCGATGGCTGGGCATTTGTGGCAGTACGTGGCGACGGTTTCCCGTGCCCGCTCCGACCAGTAGTGGGCATCGAACCGGGTCGGGTCCACGTCGGGGTGAGCGCACGCCGC